GTTCACTTGAGCCGGTTGCGGTGTTTCCTGTGTAGTCTCGAGAGTCATTGGTGGTTTCTGGAATCCAGTCTCCTTCTGCTTGTTGAAGTTGGTCGTGCGTGTCACGATCCTCAAGACCATGAGTGCGGTCGTCTTCGCGAAAACGATCTTCTTCTTCAAGTGATGGATTCTGGTTAAGGATTCCGCCTATGAGCATTAAGTTGTACGTTTTGCCTCCAATTCGTACCGGATTTCTGATTGGAGGTAAAACTCCTTCCGGTTTTCTCGGATTATCTTTTTGCTCGGTGGCTCTCTTGCCTTCACGGGGCGTTCCCTCTTCTTCTCTTGCCGAGTATTCGTCGTCGGCTGAGTTAGAGAGGGCGTCACGCCTTTCTACGAGACCTAGCGGGTCTATTTCTCTTTCCACATTGAGTATATTTATAGTGTCCGGGGTGCCGGTGTAGTATAAGGTGTTATCGATATAGCGTTTATCGACCATCCGAGCTGCCAAAGCATCATCTAGGGTTCTAATCTTTGAAATTGCGAGCGGACGCACGCTTTTCCAGAGGTTGAGAGCCTTTTTGATAACACCCAGGACTCTTTTTGCAATCTTTTCTGCAGTCAAGTACTGTGCTTCTCGGACCTTCGTGAAAACGGGGTCCATCGAGTGATAGGCGAGTGTCCTTCGGGTCACTTCGTCGATTACGTCCTTCAACGGTCGAGGGACGGGGTCAGGAATTGGTAGCCGCTCGGGTAGATGGCTGATGATAGCCACCTGTTCCCTTAGAACACCACGGATGTGTTCGGGGGCCCGAGAGGTGACGAAGATAGATCGGAGGTCGTCAGCAATTGCCTCTTGTCCATTTTGTATCACCGCAGCTGCCTTTAGGAAGGCCGTTGGGGCCTGGAGTTTTCCAGGCATCCCCCACCCTCCCAGAGACTGTGGAAAGCAGAGAGGAATCCCAGTTTTCCGCATCCTTGCTATCACGTCGTGGTGTACAGACGCCGCGATTTGTAGCACTGCCTTCTTCCTCCAGGGGGCCAACGCGTTCTCCCATTCGACGGTGAGGACTCCTGGAAGTGTGAGGTAGTACGGAAGACGGTCTTCTTGCGCGCTTGAATGTCGTCTCTTGGCCGAAATTATGGCCGACAATTTCGGTCTCGGACAATGCGAGATCTTCAGGAATACCCGTTCTGCAGGTCTGGATACTTGGTGGCGGTCTTGCGTGATCTCTGCCTCAATCCAGTCCCAAAGTTCGGAGGTTCTGCCTGGTCCATCATCGAACCCCGTCGGGGCCTCGGTGGAGACTATGCGCTTAACTTTGTACAGTTCTTCTGTGAACACGGCGCCGGTCGTGCTAACATAAGTTTTGTATGAGTTGAGTTTGAGCCCAAGTTCCTGGATGGTGTCGTAGTATCCACTTTGATGACTACGAGTCCAAGCCGCAACGAAGTCGTCCCCACAGACGGCGGAAACCCTCTCTGCGTGTGGTCCAGCTCTGGCCGCAGCGAACCAATTGACTAGTGACAGGATCGGCCACGTCAGTGGAAGTCCCATAAGGATTCCCATTGTCGTTGCTGGTCCGGCCTCTTCTCCCTTTTCCGGTTCTTCAACCATCCTGCCGATGAGGAGGTTGCCGATCCGGCGATAGAGAGGAGGAATTAAGTCACTCAGCTCGTCGCAAATTCCATCCCAAATAATCCGCGCAACATCGTGTGGGATGTAATCTGAGGCAGCAGTAAGGTCGGCGGACGTAAGGACGAAGTCCTTCCGTCTTCCAAATTTGGCGCAACCCCTCCTTAGGCCCTTAGGAGGAGCTGTTGTACCGCTGAGGCTATGGCTGGCCATAGGAGCATGTCGAAGGAGCCTAAGTAGTAGACCATTGATCCTTTGGCCCGTGACGACGGACCAGGCAGGTGAAATGGTTGCTATTCTGAGTTTGTTTCCTCTTTCTGGGAGGAGAAGGGGTCGCATTGGGAGCGGTTTCGGAATGTTGTCAGCATCAACATCTTCGAGCCACTCTCTTGCTTCCGCCTCCGCCGCGCTTTGCGCAAAAGCGGGCAACAATTCAGCACGTACTTGTGGTGGCATATCCCTCGAGAAGAGGAGAT